TTCCAGGCGCAGCAGGTTGACGGTGGGCGCCGGCGCCGTGGTGGCGGTGCCCCAGCTCTGACCCTGCACACGGCCGCCGAACGCCTGGTGCTGCAGGTAGTAGAACCGGGCGGCGCGCTGGATGTCCGTCAGGGTCTCGGCCGGCGTGTCCTGCGTCCATTTGAAAATCTCGCGGCTCGACAACGCCCATTTGAACTGACGCACGAACTCTTCCAGGTGACTCTTGACCACACGGTACAGGTTGACGACGTCGCCGTTGATGTCGTTGATGACCTCGACCTCGGCCGGCGGCCGCAGGAAGTACATGGCCGCACCGCCGGCGAACACCTCGACGTAACAGGTGTGAGGCGGGAAGCGATGCAGGATGGTGTCTGCCAGGCGGCGCTTGCCGCCCAGCCAAGGGATGATGGGTGAGGCCATTGTGAGGGGTTCCAGGTGGGTTGTTACACTGGGCCCGCCTCCCGGGAGGTGGCAGGGCCTTGGCTGGCTCACGGCTGTATCGTGGATTGGCGGCTGGTCAGGGTGTTAGCGCACCCGGGCCGGTCGCCCTGTCTTTACGGTGGTGCAGTTGCCCTTATTGCGAAGGCGTCAGCCCTGCAGCTGGCATAGGCGATGTTGATGTCGTCGGCTTCTTTGGTGAGCCCAGCGAGTAATCCACTAAGCTCCGCTGAAAGTAGCCCGCCGGCTTGGGCAGGGTCTGCTGGACGATCACCGGCGGCGGCGGGATCACTTCCTTTGGCGCCACCACTACTGCCCCCACATCCGGCAGCGTTCGGGTCGCGCAGCCGGCCAGCAGGCCCAGCAATGCGGCGCAGGCGATCAGACAGATCAGCAACGGTCTTTTTATGGTCAGCATCTTGTAGCTCCTGGTGGTTTTTGAAATCTTGCAGCGCCTGTTCGGCGCGGTGTACCTTGTCGGTCTCGCTGGCCAGCGTGGCTACCGCTTCCGCTTTTTGCTTGGTAATTGCGGCGGTGTCGATCGCGAGCTGGCGATCGGCGCCGCGGCCCTCGATGTAGCGCTCGCCGAAGAACAGCGCGACCAGCAGTGCCAGGACGACGCCAAGTTTGATGAGGATGTCAGTCATGATGTGGCCACTCTGGAAGGTCTACGGTTTGGCCGGCCAATGCGTGCGTGCAGTCGCCGAGGAACTGGATGCGGCCGTCGGTCACAAATGAATGACAAACGCTCGGCGCACTGTCAAACGCAATCCCGTTTCGATCAGGGCAACCGGCAAGGTGCCAGGCTTCGAAATCAGCCTCGCCTTTTTCTGTGAAGTCGACTCCCGTGACCAGCACTGAAGGCGTGAACGTCGGCTTGTTCGTGTCGCCATTCCAGCCCCGGCGAGGGCCATTACCGGCGCCGTGCTGAATGCGGTGCGCCATCTTGCAGCCAGGGCACCAGAACATCAGACCGTTATCCGAAGCATCACGAAGGATCGGTGAAAGCCTGCTCATTTGCCCACACTCACGTCTTTGATTTCCGGCGCCTGGGTCTTCGCCCACTCGCGGCGTTGCTCTTCACGTTTCGCGGCAGCCGCCTGGCGCAAGGCCAGCAGGATCTCGGCCTTCTCGCGCAGCTTCGCTTTCCAGTCTGGCTCCTGGTGGTAGGTGAGTGGCCTCATGTCATGACCCCTTTATATTTGGAGCTGCGCACCAGCATGACGTTGCGGACATGCTCACGGTTGATGTCGCATGCCGATCGCTTCCCATACAGCGAGGCATGACTTTTGAGGCAATGCAGCTCGACCTGTCCGAACCAACGCTGCGGATCGCATCCGGCGATCAGCCCGCAGGCCCGGCGCTCGCGCTGGACGCCACCCAGGCCGCCGTTGTAGGCAGCGTCGGCCATGGCCAGGCGTGGATCTGATCCAGCAACGGCGTGCAGCGCCTGGTAATTGCTTCGGCTCATCAAGACAATGGCCCTGAGCTGCAGATCAGGCCGGCTGTAGACGTTCTGCCAGGACCAATCGCTCAGATCCGGGTATTGCCGGCGCATGTCAGCCAGGCTATCGAATCGCACAGACCCGTCGGATCGGTAGGCCCGCGTGATCTGGCCAAGGCCTGCGCCCTCTTCTCGCGTCGTCTTCAGCCTCGATCCCGGCGACCAGCATCGGCTAGGTGTCCTTCGTCAGATCGAGCGAACTCGTTACGCGGCGAAGGGATTGCGCGCCAGATGCGGCGGGTTGCGCGCCAAAGGTCGCTTCGACCTTGTACGCTACCTGTTTGAAGAGGCCGGCTGCTAATGTCATGATGAGATCTCCTGAAAAAAAGAAACCCGACAGCGAATGCAGCGGGCGGGCTGATTGGCTTGCGCCAAAACAAAAGGCCGCGCTGATTTCTCAGGGCGGCCGTATCGGGTTGTCAACGGTTACGGGTTGGGCTCTTGCCAGGTCACTTTGAATTCGACGGTCTGCGCAAAGACTGTCAGGTCGCTGTCGCGCATGTCTGGTCCCCAGCCGCTGCGGCGCACGCTCATGACGTTGCAGCCGGCGATCGCGCCGCGCTTGAAATTGCAGGCTGCGCGCACCTTGTCCTTAAGCGTCTTTTGCGTGACGTAATCCTTGGCCAAGACAGTCACTTGCACGTTCTCTTCAACCAGGGTGTAAGCGGCGCTGGCATCGATGGTCGGCAGCTCGACGCCGCCCTGATCACTGATGCCGATGGCTGGCAGCGGGGTGCCCTGCGGCAGCTCGCTCGGGTAAATGCGATCAGAGACCACCGCAGCGATCGGGCTGGCGGCCGCCAGCAGCGCGTGGATGATTGAAACGGCGCTCATACTGCGTAATCTCCCGCATCCGGTATCTCGATGCCCTGCTTGGTCAATCGACCCCGGATGTACTCACCCACACGTTCGACGGCGGCTTGTGCCTGGCTGTCGAGGGCGATCTTCATGAAAGGGTTCTTGCGCGCACCAGGGTGAAACACGGCGGTACGCATCAGGCCGGCAATGAACAGGCTCTTGCCGTTTTGCGGCCTGATCCAGTGCGACTTGGTGCCGCCCTCGACCATATGTGCGTAAAACGCGACCTTGTTGCCAGCCTTCAGGGTCGCGATGATGGTGTCATTGGAAATTCTTGCATTGATGCGTAGCGACTCACGCAGGCTACCCTCATGCGTTCCGTACAGACGACTGCTGTCTGTCGATGGCACACCAATCGGGGCAATCTGCTGGGCGCGATCCTTGATGACGCGCTGGCCAGCACGCAAAGCGCCGCGCATGACGTTGTTCTGCAGTTTCTCCGGCAAGGTGTCAAGCGCCCGTTGCAGATCAGCCAGGCCTTGCACATTCAGGCTGCCGTCGGCATTCATACGCTGTACTCCTGGCAAGTCATAACCAGACCGCGGCGGCGCGGGATCTCGACAGCATCGATGATCTCGAATATGCGGCCATCACGGTGATAGACCCGCATGTCGGTTGTTATGCCCGCGCGCCAGCGGATGGTGATCTCAATGTGCCGGCTCATGACGCGCATGCCATCGCGCACGGACTCGATGCCACTCTTGGGCGTCGTGTTGGCGCGGATGTTGGCGTACAAATCGACCCAGGTGATGATCTCGGAACCAAAATCGCCGTCGCGCGTGATGCTTTTGTGCTTGACCGACACCCACTCATAGAGATAACCGGCTTGCATGTCAGTACAGCCTGATGGAGACGTCGTCGAGCAGACTGTCCATGTACGGAACTTCGAAGAGCGTACCGCGGTTGACCACCATGGCGTCTTCACGGTTCTCATAAAGGCCACCGATGCGCAGCTTCATCCAGGTTCCCACGTCTTCCGGCACGGCACCAAGGTAGTTTGTACCGGTAGCTGGTGCCTGCTACGTATTCGGCATTGATTTCGGTAGCGCTGTTGCTTATCACCATGGCAGCCGCCACGTCTGATGGGCGAATTACCTTCATGCCAAGGCCCTCGTTTGCATGGCATCGCCATCCGGGATGATGTTGCGCAGCAGTTTGGCGGTGATGCCAGGTGCAACTGACCTGCTTTGTACGTGATAGCGCTAGCTTTGAAGGGAATCCAGCCGAGGGACTTACGTGAACCTCGGCTAACACGCCAGTTCAACCTGGCCTTCTTGAACTGTTTTCGGCGGGTTACATATTCTTCGGCTATTGCCTGGATGGTCTGCGAATGGAGATCGAGACCTTCCTTTCCTGCTCCGGTCATATACGGATGCAGATCGAATGCGCTGCAAAGGCAATGTTCCCGCTGCAGAACTTTAATGGAATGTTCGTTGCAAAAATTCCAGACCATATTGACCTGGCAGGCCGAAGTATTGAGGTAACTGGAGTGTTTGTCTTTGATCCGCATGTGCAGAACCTTGGTCGAGAACTGATAGTCCTTGACCGACGGAACGTATTTCCGCTTCTCATTTTTCCTATGAAGATTCTGCCGCCAACTATACTGTGATTTTATCCAGCAGTATGCGCGCTGTCAATCTACGTTCAGAGCTGCGTTGCTCTACATCTCCGCCCTAAAGGACAAAGTTTTCCGCACGGGTTGGATAAAGCATCGGGACTTTTCCTACATTGATATCGGCGTACCATGAAGGTTTTTTAAAGACGACGGTACGCTTGACCGAGCAGACACTCGTCTTGACATGCCAGCTCCAGATCCGAGTGAAGATCGATGCTGAAATCGACAACCATAATGAAGTATGCCGATTGGCACGAAGGGATGCATACGCAAGCAGCCACATCATTTCGCACCGTCATCGACACGCCGAGGCGGCCCGTGGCCGCACTTGAAAGAAACCCTTGGACCCGCCCATGATCCTACGCATCAAGCACTTCGCCCCATTCGCTCTGCTCGCAGTCTTGCTGGTCAATACAGCGTCCGCGGCCAGCACCATCAAGATCGCTATCGATGCCGAATTCGGCATTCCAAATTCCACATCGGCGCAGTCGGTGCGCAACGGGGCGCAGGTCGCGGTCGACGAAATCAATGCATCCGGCGGTGTGCTTGGGCGCAAGCTGGAGGTAATCGAGCGCGACAACCGCGCAGTGCCGGCGCGTTCGCTCAACAATCTGCGCGAGTTGGCGGCAAACCCGGACGTGGTTGCAGTCCTGTGCGCCCGCTACAGCCCGGTGGTGGTCGAATTGTTGCCTGAAATTCATCGCCTCAAGATGCTCATGCTCGACCCCTGGGCCGCAGCTGATGTCATTACCGTCAACGATTACTCGCCCAATTACGTATTCCGACTGTCGCTGCGCGACTCCTGGGGTCTGCAGGTGATGATGCGCCATGCGCTCAAGTCGGGTTATCGCAAAGTTGGTGTTCTGCTCCCAAACACCGAGTGGGGCCGCAGCAGCCTGAGAGCCGCCAACGACACAGCCGCCAACGACACCCACCAAGAAATTGTTGCGACGCAGTGGTACAACTGGGCAGACCCCAGCATGATCGATCGCTACCAGACGTTGCGCAAAGCTGGCGCCCAGGCTGTCATCTTTGTCGCCAACGACCGGGAAGCCGTTATCCTGGTCAAGGAAATGGCCGCCATGCCGTCAGACCAGCGTTTGCCATTGGTGGCGCATTGGGGCCTTACGGGCGGCCAGTTTTTCGAGCAAGCGGGCGTTGCACTGCAAGCAGTTGACCTGTCCGTGGTGCAGACCTACTCCTTCATCGGCAAAACGGATCCGGTCAGCCGGCGCGTGCTGGCCGGCCTGAAGACCCTGACCGGCAGCGATGACCAGCGCAAGGTGGTGTCGCCGGTGGGCGTTGCCCACGCCTACGATCTGGTTCAGTTGCTCGCGCGAGCCATTCGGCAGGCCAAGAGCACTGATCGAAACGCGGTGCGCCAGGCACTTGAACAACTCGGTCCCTACCAGGGTCTGGTGCGCCGGTTCGACAAGCCTTTCACCGCCAAGCGCCATGATGCGCTGAGTATCCAGGAAGTCTTCATGGCCCGTTATGCACCCGATGGCGCGATTGAGCCGATCGTCAAGGTACGACCCTGAGAACATCAGTGATAGCGCAAAAACAACTTGACGCCCTGCAACGCTGGCGCACGTCCAGCCTAGCTAATACCTTCGCGCTGCACGCTGCTTTCATGTCGGTCGCCAGCATCGTGTTAGTCGCCTTGATGTCTCTTGCCATTATCTACACGACCGAAAGCAGTACCTTGCACGAACGTCTGCGCGACAAGTCCGTGCGCGTAGCCGAGCGCATTGAGGCTGCGATCGGCGTCGTCGAAAACTCCGTCGCGGCGCTGTCGAATAACCCGATGTTTATGACGGCCCTGACGGACTCCCGCGGACGCGATACATACGTCGCGCCTTTTCTGCAGAGCTACCAATTCCCGGTCGCTGCCGCCAGCGGCCTAGCACTGTGTGACATCAATGGCCAGCGACTCGCCGGGACCAGTTCGGGACTGTCTAGTTGCCGCGCCGATTCACCCTTGTTCAAGCAAGTTCTGGCCGGCGGCAAGACGCTGCGCGAACTGGTCGCTCTGCCGAACGGGCACTATGCCTGGACGGCCTACCACGGCGTTGTGTTCAGCTATACCAGCACTGTCGAGGGCGTGGTTGTGACGCAACTCGATCTGCAGGAGGTAATGCAGGCTGCTCCCAGGGACTTCGATCTGGCGGGCGTCGCCCTTGTGCGCGCGGGCCAGACTGAAACGCTCGTCAGCACGTTGACAGCGGGACCAGCCCGGCAAGACCTGCAGGAAGCAAGGACGCTGTTGTTCAAGGACCGGCCGCAGGCCGTCCCGTTCGCGCTGGAGGCCGTGGCACAGGATCGGCTGCAGTTATTCGCCAAGAGACTACGGCCGCTCGTTCTTGGCTACGGCCTGGCAGGG